GTGGGCAGTCATCTTGACAGGTGAGTTGGTTAAAGCGGCTGTCAACCAGTTGACGGTTGTGAACACGTTTCGCGAAACGCATCCGGACATTCTACCAGAACGTTCGACTGCAGCGCACCCACAAGGAGACTTCGAGATACTGGGCAAAGCGAAATACCCAGCGCATGTTCCGAGAAAATCGAAATTCACGCGAACGCACGTCTGGTATGCCCGCGTGCTAGAACATGATAAGGATCTTTCAGTGTTGCATGAGTCAGATTCGCGATGTGAAGCATCTGGCGACGTGCTCACTCGGGCTATTGAAAAATATGGAAAAGGAAGTCAAGGGCCGACGTGGGCAGAGCAGTGTGCGTTGACATCCTACTTCTCTCACAAGATTGATGAGCTCACTGCTGAATGGAAAATGCACAACACTGCAAGCACACGTGATTTTCGTACAGCAGTGTTGTCGAGCCCAGAGTTCATGTTTGTTGAAGGTATCGATCGTTCTACGAGTTGCGGTTACCCGTATGTGAGAGAAGGTTTGACAAAAGATGCGTTGTATGCCAATCTCGAGAAAGGAATCTACAGCGTGTTTGAAAAGAGGTTTGACGAGCGACTTGAGCAGGCACGGGATGGAAAAGTATCTCACACGATTTGGTTAGACGTGCTCAAAGACGAAAAACGCACTCTCCAGAAAATCAAAGAAGGTAAGACCCGCTCGTTTAATATTGCGCCAGTTGATTTCAACTTGGTGCTTCGCGCGCTTTCGCTTGATTTCACCGAGGCGATGCGTAGCGTGCGGGAAAAATCGTGGTCTCAAGTTGGAATCAATCCTGAGTCGACAGAATGGCATGAGTTGGCTAGATCGTTGTGTGATTTTCAGACATGTGGAATCGCTGATGCTGACTATTCTTCCTTCGATGGGCTGATACATCCAGCCTACTGGGAAATCTACATGAACGTCATGAACCACTTCTATGGGCAAAAAGATCGCATTGCTCGACTTGTCATCGCTGGAGAATTACAGCGCCGGGTCGCGATCATGCACGATGTGGTTTACGTGGCGAAGTGGGGAAATCCGTCCGGTTGTGCGCTCACGACTTATTTCAATTCGTTTGTCAACGCCGCGTATTTGAGGCTTGCGTGGTTGAGGGTGCAACAGCAGCACTGCGGCGCCAGCTCCGTCGCAAATTTTGATCGCCACTATCTGGACAAGAACTACGGGGACGA